TTCAATTGTATCTAAGTTAGCATTCATGAATGGGACTATGGCCGCATCAGTAACTGGTTGGAACTCATGGTTGGCAAGCCCATTAGTAATGGAGCAATTAACAGAGGATCAATTAAAAGAGCTTGTCACTGAGTTTGAGAAGTTAGCTCTTGCCTTCTTGGAGTTAGATCTCAAGTATACTAAAGTTGTTAGTGCAAAACAGAAGGAAACTAAAACCAAGAAAGCAACTGCTGCTAAGGAGAAGGAAGAGAAATCATTTAAAGAAAAAGCAACCTATGTAGCGTGAATCTGATGATGATTAAGGATCCTGAGAAAGGGAAAGAAGAAATAAGAGGATATTCTAATGATATTAAAGTAGAAGCTGCTACTGATGGTAAGGAGATTGAGTTAGAGGAATCGAAGTTGGGTAAGACTACTACAGAAGAAATTGAACCTATGATTCCTAAGATAATAGTTAAGCTGAAACCTAAGACAGGACTCTATCTAGTAGCACCTCATGGTGAGATGATAGCAACGACGCAGAAGACTCTGATAGTCAAATCTAAGAAGTTCGAAGCTCATATAGGTGAGCCGATCTATCTACTACAAGATAAAGTCTGCTATGGAATTATTACTCTCAAGGAACCAAGAGAGATCACTCCTATAGAGTTCGAGAAGTTAAGAGAGAAACATCAGATAACAGATGAAGAAGCATTCAAACATTGGGGTTGGAAGAAGGATGCTCCATTATTTGCTTATGAGTTTAGAATAGAAGAGATATGGGATCCACCTTTACCAGTTAAAATACCTCAAGGGATTCAGGTATTTGTAGATGCTAAGAATATCAAATTTCAAGATGTGAAGAATCTAACTATCTTAGACTTGTTTGACTATGCTGGAGTAGCTATATCTGAAGAACTCTTTGCTGAAGTAACCGAAGAGTTGTTTAATAGAAACTTGTTCAAGAGTCAAGTCTTTCAGTTAATTAGAGGCTGGATATCTGATTATGATGTGAATAAGCCTAATGATAGACAACTTGGTGATGATTATAGAATCGTGTTAGGTTGGTATTCTTCGTTAAAGCGAGGCAAGAAGCTTTTCAAGAAAGTAGGAGATGAAAAGAAGGAGATAACTCTGGAAGATTGCAAAGAGTTAGGACTTAAGATATTCAAAGAGATGATAAGACGTGGATTTACCTTCAATAAGCCAGAGACTTATAAGAAACATGCTAGGGAATTGTATGAATGGATAATCTCTCAAGTAGGTGAGAAAAACGTACCTTTCAAAGATAAAGAAGAGAAGGCTAAAACAGTACCAGAACCGAAGAAGATAGAGAGGCCTGATTTAGAAGATGTGGATGATGTATATGCTGCATCTTTGTCTGATGAAGACCTACTTGCTCTTGACAAACAATTACACGAGATCTTTAAGGAGATAGGTAAAGTCACAGAGCCTCTTGAAAATGCTCACATCTTTGTATGGAAAGAGATGCGCAAAAGGAAACTTCCTCATGATATTCAAGATGGCTTAACAAGAGAAACCTCTCTAGAGGTTATAGAATATCCTGAACCTGAACAGGGAGAACCTCAGAAGATTTCATTAGAAGAATTTGCTAAGAATATTAAGCTACAAGAAGTACTTGAAGCGTTCCCTGATCATATCTTAATAGACGATCCTATTCATGTCTATCTCTGTGGAAGAGTAGTGAATGAAGGAGAAATTCCTTCTTCTCATGATCTAGACTTGCTATTTAAACAGGGCTGGTATCACGTGCCTACTGTAAAAACATTCTTGGATGAAGTATCAAAGAGGAATCCAGAAGTGTCTAAACGACTACACTTTGTCTGGGACTCAGCTGGTCCGCACATAGGCTATTGTTATGACGAGAAAACTGAAGTGCTAACTAGGAAGGGTTGGCTGCCTTTCTCTCTCCTGACTTCTGGAGAAGAGGTTTTAACTCTAAACCTTAATACAGAAAAAGCAGAGTATCAAAAGTGCATATCTCATGCTTTTGATTATGATGGTACTATGGTTCAAATTAAAAATCAAAATAACTTTGATTTAAAAGTAAACCCTCCACACCGATTGTTGCTCTTTGAGCGACACACTAAGAGTCCCTTCTTTAGATTAGCAAGAGAGAAGGTAACTCATCACTTGATAAGGAGAGACATCCCTTGGATAGGAAAAGAGGAAGAAATATTTATCTTACCTACTTATGCTAAGACCTGGGAGATTAGACATAGAAGAGGAGATAGGATATGGACTTCCTCTCACAGATACTTTAAACCCGAACAGTCCTTCCCAATGGATTTATGGCTCAAATTCTTTGGTTTCTGGGTTACAGAAGGTTGGACTACAGAGAGAGAGATTGGCTTAGCTCAGAATGAAGGAAGTACTTTGCAGGAAATGGAAAAGACTTTAAAAACCCTTGGAATTCACTATTGGAAAGACTCACATAGAAAGAATGTCCAACTCCATATCAAAGATAGACAACTTTGGAGTTATCTCAAGTCTTTTGGTAAAAATAGAGAGAAGAGAATTCCTCAAGAGTATCTTGAATTATCAGAGAGACAACTCAAGATCTTGAAGGAGGCTATGTTAAAAGGTGATGGCACTCAATGTGGCAATTGGAGGTTCTTCACTTCATCCAAACTCTTAGCTGATAACATGCAAGAGTTAATGCAAAAGACTGGGAGTGCCGCTCAAATTAAATATCGACCAGAACGGGAAACCTTTGAAGTTTATGAATCTAATGACAGGTTCTTTAGGTTAAGAAAGGAGTCTTATCTTGAAGTACCCTATAGAGGCAAGATTTATTGTGCAGAAGTTCCCAACTTAACCTTGTTTGTAAGACGCAATGGTAAAGCGTGTTGGTCAGGAAATACAGTTCCTATGTATAGACTAGCATTCATAAGAGTAGGACCTGATGAGATGAAGAAGACTTCACCCTTTGAATTCTTAGCTGTTGCTGGTCCACAAGTATTCAAGCCTTACATAGGAATGAAACCTAAGAGCGGCTTCGAGAAGAATGAGTTCTGGGATATAAAAGAGATGTGGGAGAAATGGGCTAAGAATTACATTGACAAAGGAATAGTTATCCAGAAGAAGTTTGATGGAATGAGGTTTGAAATACACTGTAAGGGGCAAGAGATCAAGTGCTTCACTGAAGATCGACAGAGAGATAGAGCCACTGTATTCAAGAAATCAATAGCTGAGATTCTTAAGCATAAGAAGGTTGATTCTTTCATAGTAGATGCTGAGATGGTAGAGTATGCTTGTGGAACTAAGATCACTAATAGGCCTGATCTCTGTGAGCAAATGCCACGAGAGGAAATGATCAAGTGGATAGGTGCAGAGAGGAAGGAAATGGATGATGAGAATGTAGTCTTCCATATACACGATTGTACCTTCTTAGATGGAGAAGCACTTAATGAGAAAGGCTACGTTGATAGGTGGAATGCTATTAGTAAGATCTTTAGTGAATTAAAGCATTGGAAGAAAGTTGAAGGAACTGAGACTCATGACATGAGAGGATTCTTCTCTCTAGCTAAGAAATATCGCTCTTTGACTAACTCAGAGGGCATAGTTGCTAAAGCCTCTGACTCCAAGTACCCAATCAAGTACTCTGGAGAGAATAGAACTGCTGAATGGGCTAAGTTAAAGAACTTGAAAGAAATAGATGTCATGGTTTGGAAAGTTATCCAGAAGAAGACTTCTGCTGGTAAACCACTTAATCAATGGTTGTATGAATGTGTGTTCTCAATTCCATGTGCAGATGAAAGTAAATACAGAGAGAAGGATGTGGTAAAGATTCAAGGCAAATGCTATCTATGGATAGGAAGAAGTTATGCAACGGGAGAGAAAGTTAGTCCTGGAACCATAATAATAGTAAGACCTATCCGAGTAGCCGAATTCAAAGATCCTAAGGGTAAACTCTATTATACTTGGATGTTCCCATATTATGATGGTAAACATCCAGCTAAGACTGCACCAGATTCAATAGATGTAGTTAAGAAGCTGATTGCCATAGGAACAGGACCAGGGAAAGAGAAATTGAGTACTCAGGTCTTTGATCTGCCAGTGTGTCCATTCTGGAATGATTCTCAGATCTGCATACTTAAAGAGAGATTCAAGCTTCCAAGGGACGAATTAAGTGAAATCAAAGTACAATATTTGAGATTCCCGGTAGTGTGTAGATTTGCTAACCATTATAAGTGTAGATACTTGAAGAAATATTACTATGGATATCGAACCTGGGAAACTAAATCGGTCTGTGATGAAGACGATTTGAATTTAACAGGAGAGGAAGATTAGATGACAAGACGAAATCCCAATCAACCATCCTCTAGAGTTTATAAAGATGGAAAATGGAAATACAATTATGAGTATGAGAAAGTTCTTCGGTTGAAGAATCCAGAACGAGCTATTAAACAAAAGCTCTTATCCTCTCTTTGGCAAAGGACTCACCAAGAAGAAACTTCTTGGAAAACTCTAAGATATTACTATAAAATAAAGGCAGAAATCTTCAATCTTCTAGGAAATAAATGCAACAATCCAGAATGTCCAATTCCAATAGAGAAACTTGATCCAAGATGTCTTCAAATAGATCATGTAAATGGTGGAGGTTGTAGCGCAAAACGAAGCAAAGAGAATCCTTCCTGTTATTCCTATTATAAAAGAATCTTGGAAGAGATTAAAGCTGGTTCGAAGAATTACCAATTACTTTGTGTCTATTGCAACTGGCAAAAGAGATTTCTAAATAAAGAACTATATAGAAAACACAAGGAGATGCCGCATTGAAAATTCGAGGAAGCATGGTCAACTGGCTAGAATTGCTTAAAGGTATACCTAAAGAAGGGGAGAGTCCAGGTTTCCTTCTTGCACCTTACATGGAACTGCCTTCTGTGGAGAAGGAGCTAAAGTACGTAATGCAATGGCACATCAGAGGCAGATCTGTCCACACAGACTGGAGAATGGAAGTAGATGATCATTTGGTAGGTTGGACAGTCTTAACACCTGGTGGAATTAACAAGCCTGCTGCTACAGTTGAAGAAGGCAAAGAGCGAGTTAAGACCACAGGGTTTGAATTCAAGACTGAGATTAAGAATAAAGGCTTCAGAGCCGAGACTAAAGCTAGACAACCTAAGGTTTGGTTAACAGTTGAAGGAGTAGTTAAACCTGGAGAGGTTGGAGCAACAAAAGAACACCCAGGAGTCCTAGTAATTGTTGACACTGGTAGAGTATACTTTGGCACTCAGAAACCCTATTTCCATGAATATTTCATTAAGAGCAATAAGAAGGATGGACCTTTCAGTTCAGGAGACTGGACTAGAATAGTGGTGAGAGCAGTTAATGTTAATGTGATAGATCCAGAGACTAAGAAGCCTAAGGAGGGAACAGAATTGATGTGGCGTGTATTGATTCCTGGAGATCAAGTTCCGTATGCCATAGATAGAGGGTTTAAGAAGAAGTGGGTTCCACCTAAGGGTTACATTCCTGTACCACCAGAATGGAGAGAGGGTGAGAAGTATGAAACTTGGGAGAAGTGGGTTAAAGATGCTTGGGCTGGAAGAAGAACTGAAACCCCTACCAAAGGGAAAGAAGAGAAAGCGAGATCACTTGAGGAGTTACCATTTGCTGATTTTAAGAACTGGGCTGACTGTATCAGAAAGACAAAGGTTGATCATCCAGATTGGGATGAAGAAAGATGCAAGAGATATTGTGGAGGAATCAAAGCAAAAACAGAAGGAACTAGTGAGAAGTTTATAGTTCATTATTTATCCTACATGGGACAGATTGTAGTTCGAGGAATTCCTCATCAAAAATGGTTTCTTAGATTGAAGGAAGGAGACAAGATATATTCATGGACTGCAGATGTAGACTTTACAAGATTCTCTCCGGTGGCTCTAGAATATGAGGGTATGGTAGATAATAAATGGTTTGACTATGAAGGAGACATCAAGCCAGATACGAAATACAATCCATCTAAGTCCCTGACTGCTAAGATGCAAGTGGTAGATAAGGGCTCCTGCTCAGTAGATACTGAGACTATTGAAGGTGCTGAGAGACTTTCAATTATCTTCCATGGTAAGGAGCTAACAGGCAAACATGTTATTATGCAAGAAGAGAAAGGCAGTGCAACATATACAATAGAGAAACTAGCAGAGAAACTTGAAGGCGCTACCTTCACATTGCAACTCCACGAGATAGAGACTAAAGAGGGACTTAAGAAGCACTGGGACATAAGAATAGACAAAGGTTTTGAATTCAATATCTGGGGTAATCCTCTAGAGATTAAAGAAGAAGGAACTGGCTATAAGGCAGTCTACAAGATCTGTAGAGATGTAAAGGCATGGATGGCAATAGACAAGGCTAAGACTCCAATGAAGGTTGGAAATCTTCAAACTTATGTGACACCCATCGATAAAGGTAAAGTTACACTTATAGATCAAAGTCCACCTAGATTCCTCTCAATGGAATTTGAAGGAGAGAAGCTCAAAGGATATTGGGTCTACCTAGAAAGAGAAGGTCTAGGATTCTTTGAAAGAGCTAAAGTACCTCATCCATTAAGTGCAGGTGATCCTAGCTCAGGAAGTTATTACACTCCATTCCAAGAAATTAGAAAGAAAGGATGGGATTACTTCTGGTTAGAGATCTATGATATGAAAACCTTTAGTAGGTGTGTAGAAGATTACAAGAAATATTTACCTGATTTAAGTGTACCAGAAGAAGTACAAGATATTCTTATATGCTTATATCCTCGCCCAGGAACTATTCATGGTGCAAGAGTCTCAAGAGTTAGATTCTCTGACAAATGGACTGCCACAGGTGCAAGTGAATGGGTTAAGAGAAACAAGCTTCACACATATGAAGGAGAACTTATAAGGGAGGAACACAAGAGTATAGAAGATGAAGCTCTACAGAAGATCATAGATAAAGAACTTAGAGAGAGAGAGAGAGAGAGAGAGAGGACTCCTGAAGAAAGAAGGATTGAACTAGAACTAAAGAAGAAGAAGCTTGAACTCATAGAGAAATGGCTTCAAGGATAGAAAGGTGAATAAGAATGAGACTCTGGGCAGAAACTGAGAAGAAGACACCTATTCAAAGAATTCATTTTGGTAAGGTTGAGATAGGACAGGAAAAGATACTCACAATCTATCTTGAGAACGATTCGAAGGCTGTCCTTTCTAATCTGATATTTGATTTCCCAACACTTCCCCTCGGTGAAATTCTTGAAGTACATGGACCTACAACAATTCAACCAGGGAAGATAGAACCTTTGGTTCTCAAATGGAGACCTTCAGCTAAGTTCAAGAAGGCATTAACCGTAGATCTTGTGATACGTGGAGAAGAGATTTATCTTGCTGAAGTAACTGAAACAATAATAAGGGAGAAAACTTGATTAAAATAAGAGGAGGAGAATATCTTAAAATATATTGGTTACCATCAAGAAGGGGGAGAGAAGATAGCCGCTATTGTTCCTATCAAAAGTGGTAACTTGGTAGTTAAAGATAGTTGGTGTTCCTCTCCCTTCTAGCTTACAGGTGAATAACTTTGGTTTCTATTTACGCTTACTGGAAACTTGATGAAACTTCTGGACTGTTTGCCTCAGATTCTTCAGGAAATAATAGGCATGGAATATTAGTAAATATGGAAGAATCTGACTGGATAACTGGGAAACTTGGTAATTGTTTAATTTTTGATGGAGTAAATGAGCATATCAATTGTGGAGCTATAGCAAGTTTCGAGAAGAATCAGGCATTTAGTCTAGAAGCTTGGATCTACCCAACAATTGTTACAAGTCATAGAACAATCTTAGATAAGATGGATTATCATGGAAACCATATAGGCTGGTTCTTTAAGATCTACAATGCTCAACTCTGGTTTGGGATGTACGATGGTTCATCAGGAAGACTTTACGTAAATACTACAGAAGCAATAATTCCAAATAACTGGTACCATGTAGTAGCAACTTATGATGGTGGTTCACTGGCTTCTGGAGTTCATATCTATGTGAATGGAGTTGATAAAGCTTTAACAGTAAATTATAATACTCTCTCTGGTTCCATAATAACTGATACTCCTTGTTGCATAGGAGCGGAAGATTCATCAGGCTACTGGTTTGCTGGGAAGATAGATGAACCTGCTATCTATCAAGGTGTCTTAAGCTCAGAAGAAGTACTTCAACATTATAATACTGGTGCAGGACAACCTCCAACTCCTATGCCTACAAAAGAAGAGGTTCTATTGGGGGAAATAAAGGACTTATTGATTGAGGTTGAAGATAAGATTCCAGCAGATCCAGCCTCTAATACGCAGGTCAACACACGGGCTTCTCAGGCATCTGTTGATACAATTAAAAGTGAAGAGGATTTGATTAAAGCACAGACGGATAAGATTCCAATCATTAAAGATCTTATTGACTCAATCAATAACAATATCGAATTTCTAAAGAAAGTAGAGAGCAATCGCTGGTTAGTTGAAGACAATCGCCTCATTATCTTTGATGATGATGGAGTCACTCCTCTAAGAGTTTTCAAACTATCAGGGAAACAACATCAAGCCTATTCAGAGAGGAGTCCGACCTAAATGTCAATTGTTACTAAAGGACTTGGGAGTGAAGGAATCATTACTCAAGGATATGATTGGCTTCACTGGATAGAAGAAGTAGTCAAGAAAGTAGTTAAACGATTTATTCCTATCAAGAGAAAGAAAGTTATTCAGACAATCGCTGTAGTTGGCTATCCTACATTCTCAGTTCAAGGTTCAATTTTAATTACAGGCAATCCATTTGAAAGAAAGGAATTAGTCCTTCCTGCTCTTGGAAGTCCTAGTGTACCTATAGTAGTCAAGAGTCCTGTAGAAGGTTCACCGTTCTCTAATATTCAGGAAATCTATAAGGTACAGGGTAACTTAAGCGAATCTGTCTCCACAAGTTTACAACTCTTAGGCACAACTAGTACAAGCTTTGAATTGAAGCTTTCTTGCGAAGGAGAGAAGGACTTCAAGAAAGTACTCTGGGAGATCCTAGAGGATGAGAATGGTGATGAATAATGGTAGGCAGCAATATTAAAGTTGATGGAAAGTGGAAAACTAATCCAGAGTATCTTAAGCAATATTATCAAGCAAATAAGGAACGATTCTTTAAACAAAATGAGAGATGGCGAAACACTCATCGAGAGCAATTTAACAAAAGAATGGTAGACTATAGAAAACGAATCCGTTTCCAAATTATGGAACTTCTTGGAAATAAGTGTTGTAGATGTGGATTCGATGATTGGAGAGCTTTGGAAATAGATCATGTAAATGGGGGAGGTAATCAAACTCGAAGAAAGGGAACTGATGCAGCTTACTATCGCAAGATCTTAGAGGAAATCAAAAGTGGTTCCAGAGAATATCAGTTGCTGTGCTCTAATTGTAATAAAATCAAATGCCACATTAACCACGAGTACAAAGGTAACTTTAAATATACAAATGGACCTCATTTAGGTAGTGATGTTTAATGTCTGATAACTCGGGTATCTTTGAAGAACTTCATGCCGAGAGAGAAGAATTAGAACGTATGTATAAGGTAGCGAAGAATGTAGTTAAGGAAAAGGTAATCTTAACTGCTGCACCATTCTTCTCACTCGAAGAGAAGGAAGGCAAGCTACTTATTACAGGTATTGCTCTTGCTGAAGGTATCTGGAAGAATGTCTTATATCCAGCAGAGGAGATAGAGAAGTCTGCTGCTAATCTAGTAGACAAACCACTTAAGGTCGAGCATGGCCTTGATGAGAACTTTAAGAATAGAGAAGTAGGTGATATCAAGAAAGCCTATTACGATAGAGCACTTAAGTCGATTGTCTTCCAGGCTGAAGTAACTGATCCTGAAGCAATCAAGATGGTTAAAGATGGGACCTTCCCTGCAGTATCTTGTTCTACTTGGGTAGACAAGTTCCCTGTTAATCAGGAGCAGAGTGTAGGATTCAACTTTAACTTCAATGAGTTATCCCTGGTTAGAACTCCAGCGTGTGAGAAATGTTTTATCTTCGCAGTGGAGGAATTGAGTAAGAAGATAGACCAGGAGAAACAAGACTTAAATAATCAAAGTCCTCCAGTAATAAGTAATAAAGAGGAAATAAATATGACAGATAGAGAGAAGGAAGAAGTCATTGAGGAACTAGAGGAAGAGGTAGATCTTTCAGAGATGGAAAAGCCACACCTATATGCTGTTGTTGAAGTAGATGCATTGACAGACTTTGATGAGACACTAGCTAAGAAGGTTGTCTCATACTACTATGGATATCCTCACTACTATGGCTATAAGGGCAAGTATCCTTATTATGGATACCCATATTATCCTTATTACCCATACTATGGTAAGTATCCAACTAAGCATGCAAAAGACAAGAAAGAATATGAAGAGTATCCCTACAAGAAACCGGAGAAGAAATCCTTATGGGCACTCCTAGAGCTTGAATCTCCAGAAGAGATTGAGAGCTTAAAGAAGGCAGGTAAGAAAGTGAAGGCAGTCTATTATGGATATTACGGCTATCCTCATTATGGCTATCCTTACTATGGTAAGAAGTACTATGGCTATCACCCATACTATCCATACTATGGAAAGAAAAAGATGGGTCTTGCTATAGTGGAGAATGAAGCAGGTGAGGAAGAGACAGTAGAGTTTGATACTATGGAAGAACTTGATGAATTAGCTAAGAAGAAGAAAGTTAAGAAATACTATTATGAATACCCATACAAGTATAAAGAGAAGAAAGCAGAGGAATATAAATGCCCAGAAGGCGAAGTATGGGATGAGAAAGAAAAGAAGTGTGTAAAAGCACCAGAAGAGAAGGCTGCCAAGGAAGAATATAAATGTCCTGAAGGAGAAGTCTTTGACGAGAAAGAGAAGAAATGTGTCAAAGCTCCTGAAGAGAAGGCTAAGAAGATAGAGCCTTATCCATGCCCAGAAGGAACTGAATGGGATCCTGAGAAGAAAGAATGTGTGGAGAAATTGTCTGAGGAACTTACTGAAGCATTTGCAACTCTAGATGAATTGGCACTTCCTAAGGAGTATATTGCTTTCATGAAGAAATGTATGAAGGAGAGCAAGACAATGCCAGTTGTCAAGAGAATGAAAGAATGTGCAGAAGCATTCAAGAAGCAAACTAAAGAAGAGAAAGCTGAAGAGAAGTGCAAGGAAGGCGAAGTCTTTGATGAAAAAGAAGGGAAATGTGTCCCTGTTGAGAAGAAGGAGAAATATCCTGCTCCTGAAGAGAAGACTTCTGGTGGAACAGAATTCACTGATATGAAACCAGGTGAGAAGATAGCAGCACTTCCAGGTCCAGCAGAACAAGCAGCTGCAATAGCAAGTGGAGTGAAACTTAGTGCTGAAACAGTTAAAAAGGAGGAAGGGACAAGTACTCCTAAGGTGGAAACTCCTGTGAGTGAACCTTGTGAGAAATGTCCTGAGAAAGAGGAAGAGAAGAAAGCTGAAGAGCCTAAGGTAGAGCCTACTCCGGTAGTAACTCCTAAAGCGCCTAAAGCTGAAGTGAAAGAACCTCCTAAGGTTGAAGCACCTAAGGAACCAGAGAAGAAAGAAGAACCAAAAGTTGAAGCACCTAAGGGACCAACCAAGGAAGAAATAGAGAAGTACGTCAAAGAACACTGGCTTGAAATACTT